CTGATCGTCAGCGAGTTCCTCGCGTAAGAGCACGGAGATGGGAAGAGAATTATTGGAAGAAGTTTCCCTGAACCGGCGCAGCGCGGGTCCCCCTCCTTCCCGCGCTATCGCCGGAGTGCGCGGCCACTCTCCGCGGGCGCAAGCAAATAGCCTGTCGCCCGCGGAGAGACCCCTCGGCGCAATAGTCAGTTCCGCGCAAGTGAGGTTAGGACAGTGAGTTACGCTACGGCGCAAGATGTGATCAATCGGTACCCGAATCGCGACCTGGTGCAACTGACTAATGAAGATCCGACCGCGACTACGGTGAACGATACTCCGATCACACAGGCGCTGGCCGACGCGTCCGCGGAGATTGACGGCTATATCGAAGGCCGCTTCACCCTCCCACTGACTGATCCGCCCGCCGTTCTGAACCGACTAGCTACCGACATCGCGATGTACCGGCTGCAGTCGCTGCGTCCGCTGCACGACCTCGAAGACGCGCGAAAGCGTTACGACGACGCAGTCGCGATGCTGACGAAAGTCGCAGCGGGAGAACTCACTCTCGGCCTTTCAGATGACGGCCTGGAGCCGCCCTTGGCGGATAACGTGGAAACAGTGCGGGGCCCGAACCGCATCTTCACCCGCGGCAAATTGAGGGGCTTCTGAGATGGGCGTGATGCTGGACGCACCCTGGAACGGCGTGTCCTTCGCGCCGCCGACCGCAATCGACATCGCGACGATTGGGGACGCGATCGTCAGCCGGCTGAATTCTCAAATCAACTCGATAGAGATCGCGCACTATCCGGATCGTCCCGAGACCTGGCGCCTGACCCATCGGGTGGGCGCGGCGTTGGTGATGTTCAAAGGCGCGCAGTATGGCGAGCTGCTCGATACCTCGGCGATTATCCAGGAACGCAGACTCGAGTTCGAGATCGAAGTGATGATGCGCGACCTCGGATGGGCGGTCGGCGGTGATCCGTCGGGCACAAGTCCGGGCGCATACTCGATCATCGAAAGTATTCGGACCGCGCTGACGGGATTTCTGATTCCGGGCTGCCGCAAGATGTACCCGGTGCGCGAGAAGTTCGTGAAGCGCGATAAGCAGGGTGGGGTGTGGACGTACGCGTCGACGTTCGCGCTCAGCACGGTTGCCTGCGAAGCCTCGCAGCCGGACGACTTCCCGCTCTTCATCAAGGGTATCGCGCTAGAGGAAGGAGGACAGACTTCGATCACAGTCGGCGCGGCAGCCTACACGTTCAATTCGAATAGCCAGATACAGCTTCCGCAAGGCAACGTGTTTGCCGTCAGCATCACGGGGCCGGGCGGGGCATCGCTGATCGCAGGCACCGACTACTCGATAGATCGAGCCGACGGAATAGTCACTGCGCTGGCGGCCGGCGCGATAACGGCGGGCGAAACGGTGCAAATCGCATACTCATACGCGGAAGAGGTCGTTGTGACGGCGGACGAGAGTGTACCGGTTAACTAAAGCGACCGAATAGTAATTCGATTCAACTGAGTAACAGGTGATACATGCCAGCCAGTTTCCTGCATGGAGTTGAGATAGTCGAAGTGCCTAATGGGCCCGTCCCGGTCACGGTCGTCAAGTCGGCGGTGATCGGACTGGTGGGGACGGCGCCGAGCTGGGCGGTGAAATCGCCTTCGGTTGCGCCAGCGCCGAACACCCCGACGCTGGCGTCTTCAGCGCTCGACGCAGCAAATTTCGGGCCGCTGGTTCGCGGATACTCGATTCCATATGCGCTGCAGGCGATCCAGGCGCAGGGCGCAGGACAGGCGATCGTCGTCAACGTATTCGATCCCAGTCGGCACTTTACTGCGATAACCGCGACCGCATTCAGCTTCAATACTCAGGGAGCGATTAGTCTCGGGCACATGGGCGTGTCGAACGTAGTAGTCACTAGTAATCCGGCGGGTACCACGTATGCGGCGGCTACTGACTATACGCTCGACGCGGTAAACGGCGCGATTAGTATCATACCGACGGGGTCAGGCGGTCATATCAGCGCCGGTGCGAGCGTGTTGATCGCGTTCAACTACTCGGATCCCTCGAAGGTGATGGATGCCGACGTGATCGGGGCAATCACCAGCGGCGTTTACACGGGGCTGCAGGCATTTCAGACGACATACGGCACGATGGGATTCTTTCCGAAGATACTCATCGCGCCCGGCTACTCACAGGACGCAGCGGTTACGACGGCAATCGAAGCGATGGCGAACACTATTCGCGCGATGGCGCTGGTGGATTCGCCGCCCGCCACGTCGGCGGCGACTGCGATAACCAATCGAGGATTAGCGGGCAATCCTTTCGGAACGTCGAGCAATCGAACAATTCTGTGTTACCCGCAAGAGACTTTTTACGACACAGGGATCGTGCCGACCGGGGTTACGCTGAACGCTTCGGGGACGCCGCTGACCGCGCAATTCAATGCGAACGCAGTGGGGCCATACTCGCAGTGGGTGGCGGGAGCGATCGCGGCGAAGGATCTCGCGCAAGGATACTGGTGGTCGCCGTCCAACACGCAGGTGGATGGAATGCTGGGGCCTGACGTCACGCTCTACGCGTCAATTCTCGACCCATCGTCGGATACGAACAATCTCAATGCGGCGGGAATCGTGACCGTGTTCAACGCTTTCGGCACGGGTCTTCGGGTTTGGGGAAACCGTAGCGCCGCGTATCCGACATCGACTGCGCCGGACAATTTTATCTCGGTGCGCCGCACAATGGACATAATTGAGGAGTCGGTGGAGCTCGCGATGCTCCAGTTCATCGATCAGCCAATCTCGAATGCGTTGATCGACGCGATCCTGGCGAGCGCGAACGCATTCATCAGATCGCTCATTCAGCGCGGCGCCCTCGTGGCCGGAGCAGCGAGCTTCGACCCGGCGGAAAATCCAGCGACACAGATCGCCGCCGGGCAACTCGTGTTTGACATCGACGTAATGCCCCCGCCACCCGCGGAGAGAATCACTTTCGAGGCATTCATAGACGTCACGCTGCTGGCGCAGCTAGGACAGACGAGCCCGATTACCGCAGCGGCGGGAGCGACTTCGTAACGCTCGCGCACCCAGGGAAGCAGAATGAATATCCAGATCAACTCACTGACTAATGCAAATATCTATATCGACGGCGTTGGCTTGCTGGGACGGGCCGAAGAGATCGAAATCGCTAATCCCAAGCACAAAATGATCGACTACAAAGGGCTCGGGATGGCGGGAACGGCGGAGCTGTGGGCGGGAGTGGAAAAGCTCGAGTCGAAGATCAAATGGTCGTCGTTCGACGCGGATACGCTTACGTTCTCGGCCAGTCCATTCCAAACCCATTCGTTCCAGGCGCGGGGAAACCTGGAGCAGTACACGAGCCAAGGGCGAAGCGCGCAGCTGCCGGTAGTGTACCTGATGACGGGAGTGTTCAAGGACGCAGGAAGTCCTACCTTCCGGCAGCATCAGATGGTCGAGACCACGTCGGTCGTAAGTATTTATCACTGTGAGTTATACGTCGCTGGAGTCCAAATATACTTGTACGACGTATTCGCCAACATCTACGTGGTCGGCGGCGTCGATCAACTGAGTACCTTCAGATCAAATCTCGGCGGCTGAGTGACTATTGGACGATAGCCAAAACACGGGAGTCTCTGACTAATGAAGATCGAAGATTTCACGGTGAATGGAGTTCGCATCGGCGGCGCGGAAACCAAGGACGAACAAGAGACCCGGACGATCGAATTACCTTCGGGCAAGAGCGCGGAGGTGAGGAAAGGCTTCGGCCGGGACCTGATGCGGGCCCAGCGGGCGGCGGCTGGTGGCGATGCGAACGCAGTGATTTTTGCCCTGATAGCAGAGCTGACGCGCGTCGACGGGCGCAAGATCGTGTACGAAGAGGTGCTCGAGATGGAGCTGGCCGATGTGATGGCCTTGCAGGCTGAGGTTATTGGCGAAAATTTCGACCACCCTCCGCAGCGAGTTTCGCAAGTCTCGTTCAATCAGGAATCTCAGTCCAAGAGCTGAACGAAATGGACTTTGCGGAGCTGTCGTACTGGCTCGACGCGATGACGGAATATGGACGAGCGCGCTTCGACGGCGGCGGAGGGGAAGATCATGAGTAGTAAACGTAGTGACTATAGCTCGAGACAGCAAGTAACTAATCAGACGAAACGGTGAGAAGATGGGCGTGAGATTATTCGTAGGCAATCTGAGTTTCTCGCTGGGCGACGGCGACTTGCGCGAGGCATTCGCCGAGATTGGCGGCGTCGAGCGAGCCGAGATAGTGCGCGACCGCTTCGACGGCCGCTCGCGCGGTTTCGGATTCGTCGAGATGCGGAACGAAGACGACGCGGCCGTCGCGCTGCGGGCGATGAACGGAAAGGAGCTGGCGGGAAGACCGTTGCGAGTGGAGGCGGCGACCTCTCAGCGGCGCCCGTTCGATCGCAGCGCCGCGCGACCTCAGTAGAGCCCATATCATTGTATGACTGAACAAGGCAGGAAAGCGTTCGGCGATATCGAGAGAGTGACGGGCTTTTTACGAAAGGGAGCTCGGACGGCGGCTTCGATTGAGAGAGCAGCGGGGGTTGGTCGTCGATTGGTGCTTCCCGGGTCCGCTTTGTTGGGGAGACACGATCACGGTCTTTTCGCGGGAGCGCGGAGCCAGGCGCGGGTTCTCGGCCTTGGTTCTGAGGGTCTGCTTGATGGCGCGCGAGAGCATGCGAGTATTGCGCAATTGATCCGGTGGTTCGCGGCGACGGCGAAGGCGATGCGGGCGGGTGCGCGGGCAACCGACGGCATCAGCAACAAGGCGACGAGCAAATTGCCACGCGCGATGGAGGCGCTGGCGCGGACTGAACGTTGGGTTGAATCGGGAAACGTCGCGCGCGCAATTGTCACGGCGCCACGAGGTTCGATAACGGCGCCGCTCGAGAATTCGCGGCTGTCGCGTCGAATGACAGTCGGCTTGGAAACCGGGCGAGCGTTGCCGAATGGAACCCGGCCAATCGTCGGCGCTCGCGCGGCTTCTTCGATTCAGAGGGTGCTTCCACTGCCGAGTCTTTCACCACGCATGTTCGCGGGACCGTCAAGTGGCAATCGTGGCCGAGACAATCGAGGCGGCGGCGTGGGGATCACTATTAATTCGTCGCCGACAGTTGTGATCAACGGGGCGCCCGCGGACGGCGGTGATGCGCAGCGTGACGTGATCGGGGCATTGCGGGCGCATCGCGAAGAATTATTCGATCAATTGAGACGAGAATCCGCGCGGCGCGAGCGCGCGCAGTTCTGAGGAGCGATAACTTGTTCGCAGTGTTGGGCGATATTCAATTCGAGGTGGTCGGCTCTCCCGAGAGCTACGAGTCGGCGGACGGCTACGACTTTCCTGAGCAGCGTGTGATCGAAAGCAAGCCGCGGCTGCAATGGGTTGGCGACGAGCTCGAGCGGTTGAATTTCGAACTGATGTGGCACGCGTCATTCACTAATCCTGCAGCACAGCTCGCGCTGTTGCGTGCGACGGCAGCGACGCATCTCGCACTGCCGCTGGTGTTTGGCGACGGAGGATTCAGGGGATTCTTCGTGATCGAATCGATAAAAGTGAAATCGCAACAGTTGTCGGCGGGCGGCGCACCGATCGCGATCAGAGTTGCGCTTGCGCTCAAAGAATGGATCGCGGACGCGCAGTCGCTCTTCAGCACGTTGTCACTCGGAGCATTTACGACGCTGGGAATCACTACCGCATCGACAGGAACCCCAGCGAGCGGATCCAACGGAACCATGCCAGGAGTGTCGGCGTTGCTCAATATTCCGTCGCCGACAGGAACGAGCGGTCCCAATCTTGAAGCGGACGATGTGCCGGCCGCTGTGATCGTGAGGAGCGTCGCGCGATGACGCCGTCGGGACAATTCATACTTCACACTACGAAGGCCGGCGAACGCTGGGACCTGTTGGCCTGGCGATACTACGGCGACCCGACTGACTATTCACCGATCATAGTGGCTAATCCGAATGTGCCAATTGAGCCGGTGTTCGCCGCCGGAATATCGATCGCGGTGCCAATTCTCCAGCAGAGCGCGGTGGTCACGAAGAATTTGCCGCCTTGGAAGACCGCATCGTCGGTGAGTGAGTAGTGGCGGCGAGCGCTGCATACTCAGTTCGCTCGCCGAACTGGATACTTCGTTTCGTGGGCGTGGACATTACTGCCGACGTATCGCAAATGGTTCTTGCTATTCGATATGTCGACCGTCTCGAGGGTGCTTCAGGCGAGCTCGAAGTGGATTTCGAAGATTCCGAAAGGCTGTGGCAGGGGCCCTGGTATCCCGCGCTCGGCGACGTTGTCAGTCTGCAGATTGGCTACGGCGGTGAGGCGCTGCTCGACTGCGGCGAATTTCAGATCGACGAACTGGAGCTGGATGGCCCACCCGACGTCATGCGAATCCGCTGCCTGGCCGCGTACATCACGCCGGCGATGCGCACGGCGAATACGGTGGCCTACGAGGACATGGGCGTCGTGGAGATAGCGGCGCAGATCGCGGCGAAGTACGGACTGGCGCTAGTGGCGGCGACATCCGAGTCTTCGAGCGACGTGGTGTTCGCGCGCGTAACTCAACGACGGCAGACTGACCTGGAATTTCTCAAACGTCTTGCGCGAGAACATAATTTCGATTTCACCGTGCGCGCGGGTCAGTTGATATTTTACGATCGGCCGGCGCTCGAATCGGTAGCTGCAGTGCTGACGATGCTGCGCTCAGACACGGTGCGGTTCTCGTTTCGGAATCGATCGCGTCGAATCTACGATGGTGCGCAGTTCTCTTACTTCGATCCGGACACCAAGGAATTGATTAGTCAGTCGGTGTCCGCCGCTTCGCCTGCGCCGACCGGTGACACGCTCAAAATAGTTGCGCGCTGTGAAAATGCGCAGCAGGCGATGGTGAAGGCCGAGGCGCTGCTTCATCTGCATAACATGGTGTTGGTGGACGCGTACCTCGAGGGACCGGGATGCACCGTGCTGGTCGCGGGAAACAATGTACAGCTCAGCGGATGGGGCGCGCTGGACGGCACCTACCTGATCGAAACAGCGCAGCATCGTTTGGCGCGAGTGGCTGGCTACTCAACTTCAATTGCAGCGCGGCGGATCAACGCATGAATGAAATAATCGGCTACCGCGAGCGATTTGCCTCGCTCAATCCCACCTTTCGCGTCGGCATCGTGCAGGCGCAGGACACGGCGCGTGCCAAAGTGCGCGTGGTGTTTCCTGACTACGACGAAGTGATCAGCTGGTGGCTGCCGGTGATCTTCTGGAAGACCCAGGACGACAAGGCTTACTGGATTCCGGATATCGGCGAGCAGGTCGTGTGCCTGATGGATCTGCGCGACGAGGCCGGCGCGGTGCTCGGCGCGATTTACTCAGCGGCGGACGCGACGCCGGTGAACAGCGCCGACAAGTTTTATGTGGGGTTCAAAGACGGCGCGCACTTCGACTACGATCGGGCGCTGCATATTCTCGATGTTCTTTTCCAGGACACCACCGAGCTCACCTACAATGCTGAGACTCACCTGCTCAATCTAAAGTTTCAGGATCAGGGCGAGATCATCTATGATGGTATCGCGCATCTGCTGAACGTGAGCATCCCGCAGGGTGCGGGGTTCAACGTCACCGCGAACGGCGCCCAGATTCAGATCGACGCGCTCGGCAACGTCATAATCAAAAGCGCGGGACAGGTGATTCTCGGCAGCGGTGCGCTGGCCGGGGTCGCGCGGCTCGGCGACCAGGTTCAAGTCGGCGAGCAGACGGGGACGATCATAACGGCGAGCACCGACGTGTTGGCGAGCTGACGATGCCGGCGGGCGCTATCACTTTGGCCGACATCTCGTCCGCTGACTGGTCGTTGGCTCTGGGAGCGATCGGCGACGTGGTGCAGGGAATCGCCGACGTCGAGCAATGCCTTGGCATAATCGTCACGACGCCGCGCGGCAGCGATCCTCTGCGGCCCACTTTCGGCGCCGATATCTGGCGCTTCATTGATTTTCCGATCAACCGCGCGCTGCCGGCGATCGTCAGCGAGCTGACTTCGGCGATAACGGTTTGGGAACCGCGCGTAACCCTGGTCTCAGTCACGGCACAACCCGTGATCGACGCGAGCGCGCAGTCGGGCGCGCATCTCGAGGTGACGCTCAACTGGCAGCTCAAGCTGGGGGTCGCGGCCGCTCCTGTTCAGAGCACGAC